GAAAAACAACGCCAATTCCTGATTGGACTGGTAAGCGGCCAACCGGATTGGAGATTGGTTTCATTCCCGCATCTGCATGAAATGCCAGCCATTCGTTGGAAGGTAGAAAACCTTTGCCGCTTGAGAAAATCGAATCCAGCAAAGTTCGCACGACAGGCTGACGAGTTGCGAATGCGACTAGAAGTTTGAGAATCCAGTCGGATTGACAAGCGATCAAAAGCATGTCCCTCGAATCCGACATCCTTAACGACCTTCAACAACTTCTCCAGGAACATGGAGTGCAGGCACGGTGGAACGGCATCAACCTGCTCGTGCTGGTCAGCCGCAATCGCAACGAGCAGCAACTCGATATTGGCGGCTTTGTGGATTCGCCGGATCTGAGCCTGCGTGTGCCAAAGCTCGCATTTCCTGCTGCTCTACCGAAGCTCGGGGAACGCATGGAAGTGGATGGTGTCATCTATCGCATCACACGCGTGAGCAGCCATCCTCGATCTCCATTACTCACCCTTAGCCTATCCTCCACCGATGAGTGACGTGCGTATCACAGCCAGACTCGATGGCACGGCGGATGTGGTGCGCTTGCTGCGACGGCACCCAGAAAAAATTGGCCGCACGGTGGAATCACTTGTGAAGCAGGAGGCGCGTGGGTTGTCGGTGGAGCTTGCCCGTAACACTCGCCCGTTCGGGTTTTCTGATAAAGCTCGCAAGATTGGTGAGGATGCTGTGGCCAGGGACATCGCCGGTGTATTCGCGTTACCTTCTGACGCCTACGAGGAACTGCGTAAGTCTGACCCGCAAGCAGCCGACAGATATTGGGCCAACATCCAGAATCGACGATTCAAGCGCGCAGAAAACAATCTTCGCCAATCGAGTAGCGGATGGAATGACCTTGCCGTGGGACGTCTCGACCCGAACCTGCATCAGTGGGGACAACTCGGTGCTGAGAAGCCCAAGCAAATCGTTACCAGTCCCAAGGCACGCGAGACATACATCACCAAGATTCAGAAGCGTGTCGGCTTTGCAAAAGGCTCATGGATCAATGCGGGCAAATCGATTGGTGGGAGGATCCGCGGGGCGGTGCAGTGGGCGACTCGTCACAAGCAGGCACCCGGTAGTGCGGTGATCAAGACTGGCGACAAGGCATCGGTCACGCTGGTGAACAATCTCGATTACATCGATGACGTAACCACCTACAAGACCGTGAGTCTCGCATTGGAAGTTGCTGCGGGACGACTGCGCAAAGCCCTTGCCACCTCGCTACGCAAAATCAATGACCGCACGAATCGAGCGCTGGGGCGTCGTGTTGGATAATGCTTGATTTTTCCAAGAAAGTTGCCATATTGGCAATGTTCCCGTTGAAATCATGCAGAAAATGATCCTAAATGAGCCGATTTACGATATCAACTCGATGCGCCATGCGCTGAGCGGAATCGCAGATCAACGGGGGAAAATCGCTCGTTTACTCGAATCTGGCGCGTTGATTTTACTGCGTCGAGGACTCTATGCCAGCCGCCTGAATCTTGAGCCTCTCTGTTTGGCTGGATCGATCTACGGGCCATCCTACATCAGCTTCGAAACCGCACTTGCATGGCACGGAATAATCCCCGAACGCGTAACCGAAATTCTCTCCGCAACCATCAAACGTGCCGCATCATTTGAAAACGACTTCGGTCATTATCGCTACCTCGCCATCCCCAAGTCGGTCTATCCTGTGGGCATTCACAGGATGACGGATTCCGACCTTCCCTTTCTCATTGCCAGCCCGACCAAGGCACTCGTGGATCGGATCGCTCGTGAAGCGGGTTTCCGCTCCATTGCCGATGTGGCCCGCTGGTGGAAAGCGATGCGCATCGAGCTTCTCTCTGGTCTCGATCATTCGCAGCTTCAAGAATGTGCCGATGGTTATGGCAGACCATCGGTGCGCTGGTTGCTCCGCTTTGCCGAAAAGAATCACATCATCGAATCATGAATGCAGCACTTCAGGACATGCTCAACCAATACCAGCCGAAAACGCCAACTGACTATCAGAACGCGGCGCGAGAGGTCGTTCAAGAAATCGCTCTGTTAGGCCTGTGGCGCGGAGGGTTCTTCGACCATGCAGCCTTCTATGGAGGCACCGCGCTGCGCATCATGCATGGTCTGCGTCGCTTCTCGGAGGATCTCGATTTCACCCTCCTGCGTGAAGGAGACTCGACACGATTGGAAACATACCTCCCAGCGATTGCGACGGAGTTGGAATCATGGGGCTTTCGCTTTGATGCCGAGACCAAATCTGTCGGGCGAACGACGGGCATTGAATCGGCATTTCTGAAGGGAAACACTCAGCTCAACTTGTTATACATCGGAGCACCAACCGATCTCGCACAACGATTGCCAAAAAATCAGACACTCCGGATCAAGCTGGAGCTCGACATTCAACCACCCCCTCACGCAAAGACAGAGGTTCGCGCACAACTTCTCCCCAGTCCTTATCAAGTAACACTCTATGACTTGGGCAGCCTGTTTGCGGGCAAACTTCATGCCGTGCTTTGCCGTGGATGGAAGCAACGAATCAAGGGCCGCGATTTTTACGACTTTGTCTGGTATGTCGGACGAAAGATTGAGCCCAATCTCTTGCATCTCGACGCAAGAATGCGCCAGTCTGGTCACTGGAATGGTGCACTCATCGATGGCGACATATTACAGCGATTGCTAGAGGAACGCTTCGCAGCGGTCGATGTCCAACAGGCTGCAGAAGAGGTGCGGGTATTCTTGCCGGATCCGCGTGAACTCGATCTCTGGTCGCAAGAATTTTTCATCGATCTCGCCGGAAGAATTCGCACCAGTTGACGCGCATGCCACGGCCAAGATGCCCAACTTGATCGAAGACCGCTTATCGTCATTGCTGGCCGAGTGGATGACCAGTCACCGCCCTGCGGAAATCCCAGAGTCCGTTCCCTTCCATGTCGCTCGTCGTGATGACATCCGCACGCGCCCATGCGTGGTTCTCAATCCCACGGAATCAAAGCCCATCACTGGCATGCCACACACCGCGCGCGTGAAGCTGGACGTCCACTTGTTTTCCCAAGTGGATGATACCTCTTCCGAGGATCACGCACTGTGGGCGGGCAAGCTGGTATTACTCATGCGCGACAAGGCGACCATGCAAGAGGATCTCGATTCCGAATCGTTCTGCCTACATGACCTGATCGAGCGCGAGAGCGTCACCACTCCCGACGAATCTCGTGGCCGGGAAACCGTGCTGAGCTACGAGGCCGTGGTCTCTGCCGTGTGATGCAGTTGACATCAAGACCGCAGCAAATGTCTGCGACTTTCATCGGCACTACTGGCAACTGGGGCATCCCGAACGATCAAGCGGGAATCCTCATCACCGACCTCTCCTTCGACTACTCCAATCAGGAAAAACCTGTGCTCAACAAGAGTGGGGAAATCATCGGCCTCTCGCTCTACCAGGAGAAAGTCGAAATCAAACTCTCGGGACTGGTGGCCAAGACCTCGTCCTTCAGTGGCAAGATTGGAGCCGCACTTGCTCTCGCCAATGCCATCCCAGCGCACCTGCAACAGACGGGTGGCATGACGGTTCTGATGCAAGTCAGCCGCAGTCTCAACAACGAGGACTTCGAAAAAATCGACCTCACCGCGACCCACTACCCATTCCTCGCCGCTGTTGGTGGTGCTTGATCCTAACCTCCACGAGATCCCTCTATGAACGCCGTATCCCATCTTTCCTCCACCGCTACAAGCAACACCTGCCTTGCCGCTGCATTGACGGCAGTCGGTATCCCGCTTGCCGAGAAGCCATTCGTGCGCGTCGTCGGTGACGGCATCCGTGGTGAGCGCACAGTCTGGTTCTTCGAGCCTCAAAGCCATTGCGGCAAATTTGATACCAAGGCACTCATCGAGGCATGGCATAATGATGCATGGCATCTCGCCAACCCAGAGCATCCGTTCGCCTACATCAAGTGCGCATTGCTCAATCGCGAGCGACTGGTGGACAAGGTGAAACAAGACGTGCCACTCGCCTGCGTGAAACGCCGAGGCAAAATCGCCTTCATCCCACTCGATGCCTCACCCCCTGTCGAAGATTTCTACCTACGCAACCTCTAAACCATGAACGATACCGACCGCCAAAAACTTCTCTCCTCTGCCTTCCATGATGTCGAAACCATCGTCGGCGGCCACGCCATGCGCCCGCTCTCGTTGGCCAGTTACGATGTGCTCCTCAGAACCGGCAACCCGTTGGTGAAAGGCGAAACGCCCACGGATGGCACACCGGAATTCACATCTGCCATTATGGGATTTGTGTTCACGCACTGCGCACCGTGGCCCGAGGTGGTGCGAGCCTCATTCCACGATCAAGGATTCCGTGAAGCCGCACTGATCTTCTGCGGTGGACTCACTCCTGCGGATTTCCAGATCGCCTTCAAACGACTCGAAGAGCAAAGCCGTGGACTGGAAGCAGCACAGGTCGATACCATGGGAGACATCAGCGGAAAAAAGCCCCTCCCTGCGACGAGCCCGGCTTCCTAGCAGCACAGGTATTTGCCATTGCCGCTGAGACTGGGTGGAGCGAGGAACGGATCATGTTCATGCCGCTCGCGAAACTCGTTCAGTATCAGCATTGCCTGTTGCGGAGGAAAGGGGTGAGGACTGAGTGGAGCTTCGCAGGCTCTGATTTGCGAGAGACTTTAGCAAGAATACGACAAGAAATTCCCTTGATCCACTGATTCTGACTGGTAAATAAGATGCGTGAGCATGCAAGATTCGTTCAACGAAAATGATGGACTCCTCAACGCCATGGGGCACATGGCAAGTATTTGAAAAACTCAATGAATCAAAAATTTACTATGAAAAACATTACAATTGGGCTGTGCGCTCTATATTTGTTTGCGATCCTAACCGCCTGTTCAAAAAAGCCCATCGATGTCACTGGACAGATATTTGTTGTCACGAAAAGCCGCGAAAACATCAAGATGGGCGGACTGGAAGTGTTGGTCATACCGGATGCTGAATTTCAGACCATGGCAAAAACAACGGTGTCTTGGATGCAGGAAGAAGCACGTGCAGAGGCCCAACGAAAAATCGATTCCGATCACATGACAGCCTTCATTCGAGAAGTGATGGACATGGTACGTGAATCGCCAATGCCGATTCCTGAGTTGAAAAAGGTTCGCATGTCTATCGTTGATGAATCTGGCACGGCAAAAAATCTCCTTGAATCAGCGCTTGCAGGCGATCTGTTGCGTAAAAGCTTTGGTAAATTGATTTCGTCTTCTACCTCGTCAGTGAAAGTATCGACGGACGCGGATGGTCGCTTTGCAGTTCCATTAAAAGGCAAGACTTGGTTTATCGCAGGAAGCCAACGCGAAGTAGGAGATGAAACTGAGCAATACCGCTGGCTCAAGAGTTACGAACCGATCGAGGGAGCTGCAACGGCATCGATGTCCGTCTCTAATGAGTCTGATATTCAATCGGAAGCAGAGTTGTATGGAATACTCTCAAGCGTAATTGGAAGCTCAGGTGATCTGCAAGAATTTCAAAAAGTGGAGGTTTCTGAGAAAATGAAATCCATGGTAGCAAAACATCGTGTATTAGCGAAATCTGCAAAAGAAAATGCAGAGCGTGAGGCCGCAGAGGCGCGGGCTAATTTTCAAGGCAAAAAAGCAGGAGAAGAACGAGATTGGGAGATCGCACCGGGTGTGAAGATGACATTTTGTTGGTGTCCTGCAGGAAGCTTTACTATGGGAAGTTCAGAGTCAGAAGCGGATCGAAATTCCAACGAAAAGCAAGTCAAGGTGACGCTTACCAAAGGATTCTGGATGGCGAAGACTGAGGTGACCCAAGCACAATGGCGCGCATTGATGGGGAACAATCCAAGCAATTTCAAAGGCGACAATCTACCAGTTGAAAAAGTGAGTTGGTTAGATGCTCAACATTTTTTAGAGAAGCTGAATACGAAAATAGGTAATACTGATGGAGGAAAGATGGTATTGCCCGCGGAAGCACAATGGGAGTATGCCTGCCGAGCTGGTGAGTTAGGTCCATACTCAGGAGGCAAGATTGATGAAGTGGCGTGGTATAGTAACAACAGCGACTTTAAAACGCATCCAGTGGGCATGAAGAAGTCGAACGCATGGGGGCTGCATGATATGCATGGGAACGTATGGGAGTGGTGCGCTGATTGGTATGATGATTCACTTTCTGGTGGAACGGATCCATCTGGAGCATCATCGGGCGTCTTCCGCGTGCGCCGCGGCGGCTCGTGGCTCAGCGGCGCCGCCTGCTGCCGCGCGGCCTTCCGGTTCAGGGGCGTCCCGGGCCACCGGAACTCCTTCCTAGGCTTCCGCCCCGCCCTAGTTCCATCCGAGTAACAAGACAAGAAGCGCAGGCATGAAGACTGGCCTCAGTGCCAGAGCGTGAGTTGACTCCACCCCAGGCGCATGAGCGCACTCACCGTCACCCTTGGAGCTGACATCACTGCCTTGCGTCGATCGATGGCGGGAGCCACGGCTTTGGTATCAGCGTCTGCCAAGAAGATGGCGAGCCTCACCGCCGCAGGGTTGAAAGTCGGGCTCGGAGTATCCAGCAGTATGCGAGTCCGTCTATCCTTGGTGATTAACTGAAAAGACTTGACAGTTTTATTCATCTTTTTACGTGTTTTACACATGAGCTACGATCCCAATGACTTTCAAGATCAAGCAGCAATTGCTGCGATGCTGCAGCGGCAGAGAATGATCAACTCGCGGAATCAGTCTCAGCCCATCCCAGCCAATAGAAAATGTCCATGGTGTGGTGGACGTCTCTCAGGTGAATATCCAAAATGCTCCAACTGCGCTTCAGACATTTCCTGGGTGGGAGGTAATCCATTCCGGCCCGGAAGTTATTCTGAGCAGCGAGAATTGAAAAAATCAGAGATAACACCAGAAGATCGACTCATTGTTGCTTGTGCCTCATGTAATGACAGAAGAGAGAAAAGGCTTATGTTTGATGGCAGCCTGTGTGCAAGTTGCCATTATGGTTTGATAATAAATAGAAAGAGAAAGGAAAGGGGGCTCCCAGTAGATGAGGTCAGCCCAGAAGAAAAAGTCCGTCAGGCAGAAAAAGTCCGTCAGGCAGAAAAAGTCCGTCAGGCAGAAAAAGTCCGCTCACAGATTATCTACATCATTGTCGCTATCGCTGTATTGACAGTGATAGTAACTACGATTAATGGGTTGCAAGCCCAAAAAGAACAAAATCAATTACTTGTTCACATCAATGTTGCCATCGTGGCATTTACATTGATTGGAACTTCAATCATTGGGCTGAGAGCTAAAAACAAACACAAAGAATTTTTAGAGGTCGAGACCAAGGCTAAGCAACAAGCCGCAGAAGCAAGGGCCAAGGCCGAGCAACAAGCCGCAGAAGCAAGGGCCAAGGCCGAGCAACAAGCCGCAGAAGCAAGGGCCAAACTAACCGAGGAAATTAACTCTGGGCAAGTAGGATCGACTTTGGATTTGCCTTTGGATCGAAAGATTGTCATGCGCTTTACCTTTTGTCCGGCAGGATCTTTTACGATGGGCAGTCCGTCAGAGGAGGACGGTCATTCTAACGACGAAAACGAGGTAAGCGTAACCATTAGCAAGGCCTACTGGATGGCAAAGACCGAGGTAACTCAAGAGCAATGGTATGCAGTAATGGGGAGTAACCCTAGCACTTTCAAAGGAGATAACCTGCCTGTGGAGAACATGAGCTGGTTTGACGCTCAGGAGTTCATCAAGAAGGTGAATGGGAGCGGAGAGATTCCTGCTGGCTGGAAAGTATGCTTACCCACCGAAGCACAGTGGGAGTATGCGTGTCGTGCAGGAGAAAAGAGCCCATTTTCAGGAGGAACAATTGGTGAAGTGGCATGGTATGTGGATAACAGTGAATACAAAACGCATCCAGTAGGGATTAAGAAGCCGAATGCGTGGGGACTACATGATATGCATGGGAACGTGTCGGAGTGGTGTTTAGACTGGTATGACAATGAGCTGCAGGGCGGCGCTGATCCATTAGGGCCTTCATCGGGCGTCCGCCGCGTGCTTCGGGGCGGCTCGTGGAACCACTGCTCCGATGGCTGCCGCGCGGCTAACCGAGACATGCGCGGCCAAGAATACCGAGTCATCATCCTGGGCTTCCGCCCCGCCCTGGTTCCATCCGAGTAACAAGACAAGCAGCGCAGGCATGAAGACTGAAGACGGAGGTGAGGGACGAACCTGAGACGGAGGGCTTCAGTGCCGTAGCACCAGTTGACTTCACTCCAAGCGCATGAGCGCACTCACCGTCACCCTTGGAGCCGACATCACTGCCTTGCGACGATCCATGGCGGGAGCCACGGCCATGGTCTCTGCATCTGCCAAGAAAATGGCGAGCCTCACCGCTGCAGGACTCAAGGTCGGCCTCGGAGCGGCACTCGCTGGTGGCGGCGTGGCATTGGCCGCTGGCATGAAGGCGGTCACTTCTGCTGCCGATTTCGAGCAAACGAAGGTGGCGTTTGCGACCCTGATCGGTGATGCCGCAAAAGCCGAACAAACCCTCGCACAACTCCGAGAACTCGGAGCCAAGACACCATTCGAGTTTCCTGAACTCGCCGATGCCGGTCGTAAGTTGATCGCCTTTGGAGAAGGTTCCGACACCGTGGCTGCGACTCTTGCCCGCATTGGTGACGTATCGGCAGGAGTGCAGGCACCCGTCAACGAGATCGCGGAACTTTACGGCAAGGCACGTGTGCAGGGACGGCTCTTCGCAGAGGACATCAACCAGCTCACGGGACGAGGGATTCCCATCATCGGAGAGCTCGCCAAGCAGTTCGGCGTGTCGGATTCCGAGGTGAAGAAACTGGTCGAGTCCGGGAAAGTCGGATTCCCCAACATCGAGCGGGCGTTCATCGACATGACCTCGCAGGGCGGCAAGTTCACCGGCATGATGGAAGCGCAGAGCAAGACGACCAACGGGCTTTTCTCCACCCTCAAGGACACGATCAACGAAGTGTTCCTCACTCTCGGCACACCGATCAACGATGCCATCCGTCCCCTGGTGGAACAGGCCATTGCACTCGCTCAGAAACTCGCGCCCTTAGCTGCGCAGGCAGGAACCAAAATTCGTG